AGCCTAGCACTTATAATGTCTAAGCTTGCGCCTTTCCCGCCTACCACTCCCTGTTCCCAAGCATCTCTAGCTTCACCAGTCATCATGCTGATGTAAACTTCACCGCCCCACTCAGGAACTTTAACTAACTCTTTTTTTAAATCTACTGCACCTAATATTGCTTCTCTATTTAAGATTGCCATTTTAGCTCTGTGTAATTGATCCAGTAATTTCTAAAGTTACATTAGCTTCTACAACATTATCAACTGCGCCTGATACAGCAAAGCCAGTTACAAATGCAGAGAAACTCCAAGTAGTAGATGGGGAATCATCAGTAAATACCATCTTAAAATTAGTTTCCTCTCTACTTGCTCGCTGAGTGCGTAACAAAGTGTGCTGAGTATTATCAGGAATATAGTTAATGGTAAAACTTAACTGTCCTTCATCAGCAAGACCCATGCGCTTTTCTTTTGCAGTTGAGCTTAAATCTGTAACATCAATAACTGCTGCTGAACCTGTTGGACCAGAAAAGGTTTTGATTTCAGAAATAGTAGTGAACACTTCAGGAGAAGCGCCATTACCGATCTTGATTAACATCCCTTGTGCTTCTAAAGCATTTGAACTCATATTAACTCCTACCTAGTTTGCCAAACATAATAATCCTGAGATACTCTGTAAACAGATAAATCAGGCTCAAAAATATCTTGATCAGTCTGTAAAGTTGCCTTTACTGCGCTTCCTTCAAGAGATGACCGAACAGATTCAGCGAGAACTTTGCAGGCTGAATAAGTCTTTGCATAAGTATCCACCTGAATGCGAACTAAATCAATAGTGGATGCCCCATCTATTGTATTTATTGGAGTGGAATTAATGCGAAAATAAACTATGCAAGGAAAGGTTACTTTCTCAGGGGCTTGTAATGGATAGACCCTGCCATTTGCCAAGCCTTGTAATGCAGAGTAGATTGAAGTTTCAATAGTCATTTTTTAGCCAATTTATTTGCTTGATCTTGAATTGCCTTGCCTAATCTTTCTTTCATTACATCTAAAATTCTACTTTTTGATCCCTCAAAAGCAGGGCGCATAAATGGTTTAGCTTGCATTTTAACAGTTCCAAACTCTAAAAAGCGCCAATAATATGCTTCACCTTGAACTGTATATTTCTTACCAACCCTGTTTAGCCTTCTATTTCTAGCTGTATCTGCATAGGCTTTTTTGCCTTTGCGAACTCCAACCAAATAAGTTTCTCTGCCTGTTCCTGATCCACTTCTACTTCTATATCTGTAGATTGCCTTTTTAAGATTGCCAGTTTCCCCTGCTGGAGCTTTGGCTATTGCAGAATCTACTACAACCTTAGCTGATGCTGAAACTGCTGATCTAAGAGCCTTTTGCTGAATCTCTACAGGAAGCTGATTTAGGGCTTTTTTTAACTGCTCTAAACCTAATATTTTTACTTGCATTATGCTGGCTTCTTAACAAGAACTTCTAATCCATCTGCTCTGCCAATCTCAGCAATGTAGAGAATATTGTAATCAACCCCATCATAATTAAGCATGGCTGTTTCATCAAAATCTTCTCTAAACCTAATCCGAAATTTAAGAGTTGCTTCAGGAATAAATTGTGCAGATGCAAAATACTCTCTGCCTGTAACTGGAACAATTTCAGCCCATACTGTAGCCAATACCGAATAAGTTAAGATCTCAGCGCCATAAGCATCTCTGCTGGAAGTCTTAACCTTAATTTGAACTCTGCGATCTAGTTTGCCTGCTTTCATGGCTTTCTCTTAAAGGTAAATGAGCCTATATCTTCTCTACCTATTAGGGTTTCTATATTGCTATATTCTAAAAGATAAAAGCCAAAATTACTCATAAATTTGATTAGCCCTTCATAAGTCCAATACCAGCAATGCTCATCAGGGCGAAAATGTTTGCTTCTTAAAATATGATCTTTATCTGTGTAGATTGGGCAAGAAACAAAAGCATATTTGTTTATATTGCCTAACAATTCTGTAGGGTTATGAATATGCTCTAGGCTATCCCAAAAGCTCATAGCATCTACATTGCTAGGCTCTTTCCATTTATTGTTTTGTTTGAGCCACTCTATAGCATTAGGATTTATATCAAACCCATAAGCATTAGAGAACTCTTTAATAAAAGCGCCTGATCCTATGCCTATATCAATAATCTCATTCCACTCATATTCCTTAACCATATTAACTCTAGCTTGATTAAGGGTTTTCCCTATATCTGTTTGCTCCATGGCTAAATACTTTTGCCAATATTGCTCATCATAGGGCTGATCTTCTACAGGATAATAGCCAATCCCGAACTCAGGAAGCCATAGTAGCTTTTCTTTCAAGAAGCACCCCCAAGTTCCGCATTAATGAATCATTGTTTGCTGTTTCTACATCCATAGGGATATAGACCTTACCTAGCCTATCAGGATCAACCCAGTTTGTTTGGAAAGCCTTATGATCAAAATAGTTTGACCAAAGCATTAAAGTAGGGGTATTAAGATGCTGGCTCACAATAGTATTCCCGCCACACCAACCTACAAAAGCAGAAGCCCCTTTAATTAAGCCAAAAAGATCATCTAGGCTTGTTTTGCCACAAAGATTAATTACCCCATTATCCTCAAGCTCCTGATTGAATGGCGCATCCCATGAGCTTCCTGTAAGGATTAATTTGTAACCCTTAATTTGTTGCATAAAACTTCTAATCTTTTCAGAGTTCATTTTAGAAACCCAATCTGTGAACATCCCATGATTGGAAAAGTAGAAAATAATATATGGCTCACTATATGAGCTAGTGCAATCATCTACATTTATTTTATAGTTCCAGTTTGTGCCATATTGGGGCATGATGTTATTCATGCTATGCCCAATTCTTAAACTTCCATTTACACAAATAAAGTAGTCATAGCCTTTAAAGCCAGCTACTACTTCTTTAGATCCATCCATATAGACCTCATGGAAAAGGCGCTTTTGCTGTCTGCCCATAGGCTCATTGTCATAGCCAGCAAACTTAACAAATGGAATTCTTTTTACAAAACCATCTGCCCTAGGTCTGCCATCAAAGTTCCAAACTGTAATCTCAGGGATTACACCTTTGCATTCTTTTTCTATAAAAGATTCCATTTTGAGCATAACCCAATGAATATCTCCAATACCGCAAATGGTTAAAATCCTCATCTAAACTTTCTACTAGCTTGGTAATGCTCGATTATAGGGTTTACCCTAGGATAGTAATCTTTAGATAGATCAAAAATAAAACAGTATTCAGGCGGAAGCTCAATAATTGAAATATCAGATATAGATTTTATAGCTGTATCTAGGTTTTTTTGATCAAATATTTCAGGGTTTTCTTTATTTATTTCAATCCATCTATCTAAAAGCTCTACTGTTTTAACTGTGTTTTTAAAAAATACTGTTCCTGAAAGAAGCTCTTTGCCTTTAAATCTATGAAAGGCTACATCACAATCAATCTGAAAAAACAGTTTTGGCTCTTGTAAAACCATGCAATCTGCATCTAGCCATACAACTGCCGATTGATTTTGTATCTGCTGTTTAATAAATATTGGCTTGTAATGAGTATTGGCATCCCAAGAGCCTTGATCTTCTATGCCTGCTACATGGTAATTAAGCCCTAAAGTTTCAAGAGATTGCCTTAGCTTGCTGGCTTCATTTTTATACTTATAGGTATAGTAACTAATAAATTTCATAACTCACAAGTTATATTTGATTTTGGAAAAGTATTGATTGCGGAATCTCTTGAGCAATTTATAACAGTTAATCCAGCTTCTTGCATAATTGGATAAGCATTCTCAATATGCCTTAGCCATCTCCGCATATCAGGAGATTTGTTTAGTTTGCTCGGATGCTTCCCAAACCAATGCTGACCTGAATTTTTAAAGTCATATCCAAGCAAAAGAATGCGCCTAAAGCCATGCAAGTAAGCAAGATTTATAGCTTGAAATCCACTATTGTTCCCAGTTGCTATCATGCCATCTGTGCAGAATAGGGCTTGAGTATCATGGGGAATTATATTTAAGTTATATTTCTGCCCTGCATTTTCATTGATAGTCCACTTCTGCCCATTAAATTCAGGCTGATAATGATCCCACCATTCCTCATCACAGGCATAAAGCACATCTGCCCAAGGCGCTAGTTTATAGCAATTATTAACTGCATAAACTGATGCTTTGCCTTGGCAATAATTAACATCTTCTTGAGTTAAGCTAGTTCCACTAGCTATGCAAACTGCTGTTTTCACATTCCAATATTAAGGCGATAGAATTGCAGTAAGTTTTGAACTGTAGGATTTACTTGATAAGCCTTCTCTCCACCAGCTTCTCTATTGGAATACAGATCACCAATAATTAGCATCATGGCAAACTTTAAAGTATCAGGAAGTGGATTTGTATCAGGGCTACCACCCGAAGTAAAGCCAACTACATAGCGAATTTTGACATTGTTTTCCTGATCATAAAGATTAGGATAGGTAACATTGTAAGCAGGATATATAACTGCTGGCTCTGAATAGTTATCAATTACATATTGATTTGCTGCAAGAGTTTGCTCAACACCATTTACATCTAAATATTTAACTGATGAAACAGATTGCAAAGGTGCGGATAAATCAATCTTATCACTCCAGCCAGTTAGAGCTAGTTCAACTGTTTGCTGTGCAATATAGCGATTTAAATAATTTTCTAAATGCTGTCTAGCTGCTGTAATTAAAGCGCTAATCAACAAAGTATCTGTAGGGCTATCATCTAAGCGCAAATACTCAGAAACATCTGCAACAGATAATGGCTCAAAAGTAGGAGCAGTAATAATCTTAGTTGCCATTTTTGCGCTTTCTCACTTTTTTGGTTTCAACAGCTTTCTCGATATGGGGCTTAGTTTCTATTTCTTCCCACTTCATAGGCTTGAACTCTGTTACTAATCCAGCGCCTAGCCAGTAGTAAGCTACACCATCATCACAATCAAAAATCTGACCAGTTGTAATATCACCCATTATAGGGCTTATAAAATCTCTTTGTGCTTTAACTAGCATGATAAAAATGGGAAGGAGATTGCTCCCCTTCCCTGTTCACTCCTGATTAAACAGTCAAATCACCATACTGAATTGAAACAGGGCGATAGATTGCCAAAGCCAAGCGAGCTTCTGCACGAACAGTAACCAAGTTCTTTTGGAAGTTGGTATCATCGGCTTCACTCATCTCAACAGTAGTGCCTTGGCGATTCCATACTTGTGCAGCCATATCGAAAGCACCAACCATGAACTTGCCTGAAGTCATAGTATTAGTAGCAACTACAGGCAAGCCCCACAAAGTAGGAGCTAAACGCTGTGGTGCGCCAAATACATAGGCATCATCAGTAGTCTTAGTTCTCTCAATAGCACCCCAATCAGCAGGATTCAGGATGATTGCA